AAAAGAAACATCTTTTACGCTGCCAATATTATCTTTTTCTTCGTATAACCCTGTCATTGTAATATTTTAGATACAAATATAACAAAATATCATAAATACAAATATTTATTTTACTTTTACATTCAGAGAGATTCATAATAAGTTTAGGTTTTGTTAGCCGATAGGAGTTGTTAACCTGTCGGCTTTTTTGTTACCTCCTAATCACAAAACCATCAGCATCCCTTTTCGGCCTTAAAGCTACAGCACAACGACATTGAATTATATTACTCGGGCTACCTTTGGGATCACATGGGAAATCAATCCTGTCTATTATCCCGCCTTTACCTGGCATTACAAACTTTTCATATTGTTCAACACTTTTGCCGTTCATATCATAGTGATCGAATTGGTCTTTAGGTTTACGCCTTGTTCTTGCGTTTTGCGAACTTATCCAAACTTTTTCTAATACAATACCAGATGTTTCGCCACTAACTAAAGCAGCATGATTAGCAGCGGCTCCGGTTTCGGTTCTTGCGATTCTTAAAACTTCATAACGGCTTAATCCTGTATTAACCCTATCTCGGATAAACTTCTGCATTTGTTGAAGTGTTAATCCATCTGCTGAAGATTTTTCTACTAATCCGATAATAGTTTTGGCTATGGTGTCACTAACGGAAATTATATTATCACCACAAAAACGCCTTACCCATTCAACTATGTCATTTTGAAATATTCGATTAAATAAAGGCCCTAAAAAGTTCTTTATATCTCTGTTAATTCCACGCCCTACACGGTTGCCATGAATAAGCCCGATAGTTCTGTAAACTTCGATATATGCTTGCTCAATTTTCTCTTTATGAATATTTACAGGTATAAGAACTTTATAATTATCGTATGTTAAATTATCGATTGGTATTCTTGATGCGGTTTGTATGATTGCTTTTCTGAAAATAGTATAAGCCCTACGTTCATATTGACGATGCCATTTTAAGTACTGGATCCTGTAATCTTCTAGGTTCATAGTCCGAAATCTTCCGTATTTCCACCGGGAATAATAGCATCACTAAGTGGAATTAATCCCTGTTCAATAAAGAAAGTATTCATTTCAGGCGTATCAATATCGCTATACCGTAATGCAACTCTTACCTCTCTTGGATTTACAGCCCCCGTTTTTAAAGCTAAAGTAAGCCACTCGACAAGTGACTTCATATCTGGCTGCATTTCCGGTAATTCAGAAATATCGAATGTTAAATGCACTTTACCTAAATCTTTGAATAAAGGGTAGTAACGATCATTCAGTCCATCCTCATAAATCTTTAGATCTGGAGCAATTCGGTTTGATATCGACATTTTCCATGCTCCATTTAGGTTATCATACTTTGCGCCTTCGTCATTGTTTAATAGCTTATCTGACCAACCCAAAACATTACAAATAGCTTTTTGACTAGATTTAAGGTAATCAAAAGGCATTAACTTATCGGTATCAACGCTTATCTGTGTAAATCCTAAAGGTGCGGATGCTCCAGCGATACGGCCTAAGCTTTCTTCGCTTGCTCTCATTTCGATAAGCCTGTCTTTTAATCCTTGCGCCTGCTCGTTAGTTAAAGGCGTTTGACCGTCTTTAGCGTGAATAAAGCCATAAGAACCGCCCGACTTCATAGACTTAGCCGAATTATCCTTAGTTACGTTTTGGATCTGCATATCAATTAAAGCAGAACGTAAAGGAGATTGACCGTATAAATGTGAGCCCTGTAAATCGTAATTAGGATTTGGAAACTTAGAATGTATAATATCTTCGGCTTCAAAACGAATAAAGCTACTGCCAAAAGTTAAAATGTAATGGCTAATAGGACTATCTAATGTTTCAAGGCTTGCATTTTCTTTTAATACAATTTGAACCATGTGAGAAGGCAATAAAAACCTTGCGATTGGCTTACCTTGATTTGGGCCATCCTTTACCCTTAACATCCATTGGTACGCATTGCCTGTTAACAGCATGAATGTTTCCCAAAGTTCCTTATATTCCGTTTCGGATTGATACCAATTAGGTCTTTCTATCGGCTCCGCTATTTCCTCATTATCTAGCGCTTTAATCTGCAATAATTGCTTCTTAGTATATTCCTGTGGAGTTAATGATTTGGTATATAAGTTCTGATAAGCCTTTAGTGATTTGGCTTCTTTAACCTCGTTTAAAATACCAGGCACGCTTGCGAACTTTCTTGCTATCTGGCTAACTACTGCATAAACATCAGTATTTTCGTTATAGCCTTTCTCGATATATGTTTGTCCTTTACTATCGTATCTAGTTAATCCGGCACCAACATAAGCAAAGAAAGCCTGATTGAATACATTTGTTAAAGCTTCCTGTGTGTTGCGCTTTGGTATAATAGCCAAAGCCAATGAAGTACGCAACGAATTAAAGTTTAATGCCATAGTGTAACAAATATATTACTTTTGTTTTTAAAAAGTGAAAAATTGATTGGTTGCTTTAAGATTGAATATTTCTCTCATCATAAACATATCCATTATATCAGGAGATTCTCCGTTTAAAGAAGCTTTCATTGCGTCCTTTCCTATTATCTTAAGCTTACCATCCATATCAGTTTTATCTCTCTTTATTGCTTTTCTTTCGTGTATAAATCTTTGCCTTACAGTCATTTTATCATCATACATTTTATTCGCGACATGTTCAGATATTTTGTAATTACCAGCCTCAACATTTGCGCCAGAGCGATAATAACATTGTGTTTTTAAATTTGGGTAATTCTCGGGCAAAATATTACCTTTTCTATCTTTTAATGGTTTTTCTGGATTAGGGTAAGGCGCACCGCCGTTATTAAACTCAATAGCCCCTTCAATAAAACCATCAACAAAAGAACCAACCCCATCGTTATCAAAAGTTATATTTATATTTTGACATCCTATTGATTTAGCCATGTTTTCTATAGCCGATATAACTTGTTTTCCGTTTGATTTATCTATGATGTCTATATCTATCAACTCCATATCATCCCATCCGCCTATTATAAGCTTGTTAGAGCCTTTCATTGCAATATCCGCCGTAACATACTTTGTCCCGTTTTTAACTCCTTTAACGTTATTAAACATACCGATAAACGCATGATAATCGTAAACATCATTATCAGATAAAACAACTTTCCAGTTTGAATGCAATAAAGCTGATTGTGTTGCTTTATCCTGCGCTAAAAGATTACCTAAATAAGCAGGGTTTTCTCTTAATAATTCTTTGTTATCATAAATACTGCCGCCAATAAAAGTAACTGATTTAACAAACTCATTTGCATCTATACCTGACTTTTCAACCACATCTCCAATTATATGCCAACCTGCTTTAATTACTTCTTCTTTCGTATTAGCCCAAATGTAATTTTCACCGTCAACAATAAGGTATCTTAAAACTCCTTTACGTTCTGGTATAGCATATCCCGTTTCTTGATCTATCCACCACGAAATAAATTCAGCTACCCAACTATCTGGATCTGGATTGCACGTTGCCCTAACGTATGGGTTTACACCGCAAACAGAACGATTACGGGTTAATAGATAAAAGAACATCTTTTTACTGAAATGCGTTAGCTCATCAAACCCAATAAAAGGTATTTGAGAACCTTGCCAATCGTAAATGTTCTTTTCGTATTCTAAATGTGAAAATTTAAGTTTTGATTTGCCGAATTGCCACTCTAAAGTGCTTTGGCGTGGTAACGCCCCTGCTAGCGTGTAAAGCTTCATGGAAGTATCCCATAAACCTCCTTCATTTTTAATTTGTGGTGAAGTACGTCTAAATATTACCGAACCGAAACCATCAACATCTTTGTGGCGTAAAGGCTCAAGCAAAAGACTAAACGTCTTGCCAACTCCAGCCGCTCCTCCTCCAATACAGATATCAGCTGGCGAAGCGGCAAATTCTAATTGGTAGCCATCTTGCGGCTTAATGTATTTTATGTTACTTTCTGCCATTGTCTGGCAATTGGAATATAGTTACTGAAGATTGATCTTTCTTTTGGTCGTTATCTTTTTCGAACCAACCAAAGTGTTTTCCTATTTTTTCAAGAGCAGAAAGCTTATCATTAAGTTTAAATTCAGTAACCTCCTTAGTTCCAAAATCACTTTCAGTAACTGTTTTTTTAATCGAATTAATTGCGCTTGCTTTTGATCTATCTATTTGAGATAAGTCCTTTACCGTATTACCTTCGGATATAAAATCTTGAACATTACTAAATCCAGATTCAGACAATTCATTTAGCCATTTATCTTTTGTTATACCATGTTTAATGGCTTCCGATTCTCTTAATTCAGATAAATACTGCTCAACTTCTGGCTCTTGCAACAAATTGTAAGCTATCTGTTTAGCTGTATGTTCAGAATATTCTGCGTAAATAGCTGAATCCTTGCCTTTTAAGGTTAAGAAATATCTATCTGCAAATCTTTTCTTTTGTTCTGTCAACGCCATAATCAGTAAACCGTAGTAAACCCAAATATACAACTTATCTTTTAAATACAATATTAGTTTCTTTTTTGCAAAAATCAGCTATTTCAAATAAACACAAATGATCGAATAACGTATTACTCCTAGGGTAAAAACAATATTTTCTCCATCTACCAAAGAACAATATATTACCCAATTCAATCCCATTACCGATAACAACCCATATTTTAGTTTTACCAGATTTTGATAACCCATTTTCTTTAAATTCTAACATATACTAAACATTTTTATATTGCTCCTGGAAAAGTTTATCTTCCTGTTCGGATCTGTTCAGTAGCGATAGGATATTCGAACGATCTAGCATTGGATCTTGCGTTGTGATGTAGGGTAAGACAGCACGCAATTGTTCACTAAATTCAAAATGCAACTTTAACGAATTAGCATCAGATTCTGGCAAACATATATGACCTCTCTGCGCCTCCTTAAACTCTATCTTTATCATTTGGTTAAACTATTGACAGTCTTTTATTAGAAAACAACGTATTGTTGGTTCTTCTGATTTTTTTATCCCTGAGCCTTTAAATCTAATATAAGAAACCGATGCATCAATAGCCATTGACGTTTCATATTCATCATTATTTTGTTTAATAAACACATCCATATCATCAGGAAGTAATTCTATTATTGTTTTTAGTTCTTTAATATTCATAATTTTAATTATTTATTAATTCTGTTCCAATTATGGCTGTATCGCCTTTAATAATAATAATTACTTTTGTTTCATTTTGTCTATTTAATGCCCAAATTATATCAGATATGTTCTGAAATGGAACCGAAACTACATCTCCATAGACTTGCAACATATCTGCAACTTCTTTTGGTGATTTCCCAGTTATGTTTTGTTTTTTAATACTCATATCAATCCCGATGTGTTAAGTTCTTGGCCTGTATTTGAATAATAATAATTTTGAAGTTTATGTAAAGAATTTAACCTCTCTGAATCTATTTTTGGTAATCCTATAGAAACCATTTTATGCCCAGAGGAGTCTTTGCTTACTTTTGTTTGATAGCTTATTATTTGACCTTTATAAAATCTTATCATCAAATGAACGTTGTTAAATTTTATAAACGCTCCTTCAAACCATTCGTACTTAGTAAACCCACACTTCAAAAGTATTTCTTCTGAAAGTGGGATTGGCATAAAGTAATTATCACTTTCTGAATTTAATACCTGAAGATGCCAAATTGAAACTACATCAATAGTATCATGGTTTAATACCAAATTTCCAATCCTTAAATCCTGAACTTTAATTTCCATACCCCAAATCTACCTTTTAATTAAACAATCTTAATATTTTTATAATTCAATGTATCATGTTCTTCATCTCCAGAAACAAGGCATTTACCTTTTTGAAAGTAAACGATTCCCTCTTTCCAAGAGTCTGAACCCATTGGCGAAAATCCGTTTTTTGTGTTCCATTTAGAATACCTTAAAGTATCACCTATTTTAATTTCTTTACCAAACATATCTTTTACCCCAATCTTAAACTTATAAGATTTAAGAAATTCAAAAAAATCATTTTCCAGATCTTCTTGTTTTTCTGCTGTTAAGTATTTGTTAGCGTCACTATTATTGTTAAAAAACTCATTCAATATGTTTTCTGTTATCATGATAATTTATTTTATTTTCAAATCTACATTTTAATTTAATACGGTTTTGTAACAATGTTATGACTTATCTCAAAGTGGAACACGACCTTTTTAGGCTTGCATTCGATTAGTCCAAATCTTTCTGCTAATCTGAAAGTAGGTTTATTTTTTCTAAACTGATTTATTTGATCTTCAACCATTGATCTAAAGCATTCTAAAGAGTTTCCAGATTTGTAACAGTTACAACTCCTACAAGATGGCATAAGGTTATCGATGTGATTTACATCTGAAATAGTTAAATGACTAAGCCATTCCGGAACACGCCACTTATTCATAATGTGATTTTTAAAGTTAATCTGGCTTAAATAATGATCAACTTGCATTGCCTTTAATTCAATAGAATCACCGCAGTAAGCGCATTTTCCATCAAACTTATTAAAAACTAACTTTCTATCTATTTTCATATCACCCCTTTTTTAGTCTGTTGATTGGATTGTTATCGATCGAAATAAACTCAAATGTAACATATTCAAGCCCTTTAGCCACCTTAATTTTTCTTACTTCAGCTTCCCAAATGTTATAATCGTTAAACCAATATTTCTTTTGCAATATATCCACAAACGGTTTAACGGGATTATCCCAATCAGCACACATATTCGAAACGCCAAACTCCAGGATAATTTTAAGTTTGCCATAGGGAACTTTAATCTTCGGCAACATCAAAATCAAGTTTTTTTCGTAGGATTTGTACTCTGGAGTTTTAAACCGTTTACCTTGCCAGCATTGGTTTACTGAAAGTGGTTTAATATCAACCTTAACTTTCGATGTTCTTATCTCAAATTCTATTTCCTGCATTTCAAATAATTATAAATTGTAGTTCTACCAATTCCAAAAATATACATTAACTCATTAACTGAATGATGATCTTTTTTATTCCTTAAATCTTTAATCTGTTTATCATTCAAAACATTCGATCTACCAATTTTTTTATTTCTAATTATTATAGGCCTTTTTCTTCGGCCTGAATAACTGCATCCCCTGTTGCAATATAGGTTATATCCATTTTTAATCGCCTCGATTATATTGCAATCCCGTTTAATTATTTCCTTTTTACAGTAATGGCAAATTACTAAATCAGCTTTCAATTTAAAACCTCCATTACTTTATTAATCTTTTCTGATAGCATAGAATTTCTTTTTGGATTATCGACTACATCATTAAACTTTTTTATGCCGTAAATGACTGTTGCATGATTTCGATTAAATATTTTTCCAACCTTTTCAAGCCCGATGTGATTTCGATTGAATATTAAGCCCATTGCAATATGCCTGGCTGCAGATTCATGCTTTCCTCTGTAGTAACCTTTAATTTTGGATATTGGAATATTTAAAATAACGCTTACCGATGCGATAACTTTAGAAATGTCGTTATCTATTATTTTTATTTTTGCGCTCATATTAAAAAAGTTTTGTTTGTGATTGGTGTTGTTGTAAGCGTTTTACAGAATTTAAATGATTTTTAATATCCATTTCCATACATATAAAAGGTCTTGACTCCTCAAATGATGCTATAGCCGTAGTTCCTGAACCACTACAATTATCTAAAACTATATCGCCAATGTTAGAGTATGTTCTTATTAAATATCTAAAAAGTGAAACAGGTTTTTGAGTTGGGTGTATTGTGTTGTTTGCGCTTTCAAAAGTAATTACTGACTCTGGATAGTTTGTAAATTCTTGGTTATATTGAGCACCTTTTGTTGCTCCGTAATTTTCAGTTGTAACCTCTTTAGAATCTTTTTTAAGTTTATTATATGGCTTTAATCCTTGAGCATTGTATTTAGCTTTTTTGTAAAATACTAAAACAGATTCATGTATTCTTAAAGGCTGATGTTTCGCATTCAAGAAGTTAGTTGAATCTGTTTTTTTCCATATCCACTCATATTTAAACATTTCTGGATTACTCATAACCAAAGCAGATGTAAAAGGCTGCGCAGAAGTTAGCACTATAGCGCAGTCATCTTTCATAATTCTTTTGTAATGACTCCAAAGTTCATCAAACGGAATAATTGCATCCCATTTATTTTGAGTTGTTCCGTATGGTAAATCGCATAAAATTAAACCTATAGATTTATCATCTATTTCTTTCATTAATTCTAAACAATTTCCTAAATGTATTTTATTAATTTCAATCATTTTTTTTTATTTCCTCCTATCTGGTGCGTTATTTTCAAAAGTTATTACATTGAACATTTCTCTAAGCCTTGAACGAATCCGGCTACCGTATGCCTGTTCGATTTCATCAACACTTAAATTCGTTGTGATGTGAAAGTTTCCAATCCCACCGTTATCATAAATCTTATAGATAACATCTTGCATTACATTTACCTCATTTCCGAAGTTCTTTTTTGAATCCTCTGTTCCCAAATCATCAAAGCATCTACCCAAACTTTCATGGCCGTAATTTTGCTGCGGATAACAAGCCGGAGTTGATGAAAATTCGTAAAGAACATCAGAACCGTCTTTTGAATACCTATCGGCAATTAAACGGCATGACACGACCGAAAATGGGCGAAATGTATTAACACTAAACATCTTCATTAAAGAGGTCTTACCGCATCCAATAGGGCCGAATAACATCAATCCTTTATTGAGTGAGTAACCATCCAATTCAAATGCCGGATCATTTGCGAAATACATACAAAGCATTTCAAATATTTCGCTGTTTGATTCATCAATTACATAATCTGGAAACTTATCAGTAATGTATTTTTTAATCGTTTCAAAATCCCATTTAGGATAGGTAGGTTTTTGAACTAATCTTTGGCTATACTCATGAAGTTTTAATTTAGCATCCTTTGCCTTTTTAGCCTCGTGTATTGCCTTTGCAAATTCTTCAT